TCCCTCTGGTCCTATCGGCCCCGGTATTCCCTGTTCTCCCTGAACTCCTTGTATCCCCTGTTCACCCGGTATCCCTTGTATTCCTTGTGCTCCGGTATTTCCCGTATCCCCTTTATCACCTTTTACACCTTGAATACCCTGAGGACCGGGATTACCTGTATCCCCTTTAATTCCTTGTGGCCCTGTTGCACCAGCCGGGCCGATTGGACCAGTCGCGCCAGTATTTCCTGTAGGTCCGGGAACTCCTTGCGGACCGGTAGAACCTGCCGGACCTGTAGAACCTTGTGGCCCCGTATTTCCTGTATCCCCTTTTGGTCCTTGTGGTCCCACTGGTCCTTGCGGGCCGGGAGAACCTGTGCCGGGAGGTCCAGTTTCTCCGGGCGGTCCCTGTGGACCCTGCATTAACCCTAAATCAATCCATGTTCCTGTAGTCTCATCCCATGCCCACAAATGCCCGTCATCTGCGGTAATCCAAATATCACCCGGTTTGCCAGTTAACGGTAAATCTGCAACAGTTGGAACAGTTCCTTTAATTTCAAGTCCTGCCCCATCTTCTCCATCCTCTCCCTTTTCTCCTTTTTCTCCCTTTCCATTTACTTCAGAAAGTCGGGTAATTAATCCTGAAACAACTTGATAAAGGGCAGGATTCTCCTGTTGAACTTTGGCGTTGTTCAGAACGCCTAGAAGTTCGCTTACCTGCTTTTGCCCGCCCTTAGGTTTCCAAGCCATCAGCCCGGATACTCCGTCCACAGAGAAGAAGCGAAGATAATAACTCGATTGATTTTAAATGTTTCGTTAATATCAGTAGTATATCCTTCCAACATGGCGCGTTGCTGTTGGAAGTTTGCTAGGACTCTCGGCTCACGATTAGTCGCCGGAGATAATGCAACTGGGGGAAGGGCAACCTGCATCACTTCATCAAGAGATTTGAAAGTTAGTTTGAGACTCCCGTTGCCAACAACTCGAAATCTTATCGCGTTGAAGTGAGATATGAACTCACCGGATGATTGAGTATCTGATGCTCCAAATGGCATATCTTATCCTCCAATTAATCCGGTTTTCCAAGTTGGCCTAGGAATGGCTCTATCCTCTTTCTCATTGGCCTGTAAATCTTTGAAAACTGTATCATTAGATTTAAACGAATTAGGAACAATTTTGTAAATTCCGGACAGGGGATTAGGTGGCACTACAAAAGGTTCCCTCATAATGATTAAGGGACAACTATTAGTAGCACCAAATCTGCCTCCAGCGGAACTACAACTATCAACATATTTAATACTACTTTCTCCCATGTAAAACTTACTACTTGCATGTTCAATTAGAATTTCACCTGTTGATATTCTTATTAATTGAAATTTATTCAAATCATCAAATGCACCTATATCTGCCTGAGTCCACGCCCAAAACTTATCAGGGTCATCATCAGAACTGTGAACTATATGATGAAGCTCTGTTTCTCCGTGAGTTATTACATGCAGAATAGTTCCATTCGGAGCATAATGAACTGTTCTTTGGTCAGCGGGAAAGGAACCACCGTCATAATGATAATTACACAGAATAGTATTATCACTTAATACAATTACTTCTCCTGCATAATACCAGTCAGTTGGATGAGGCAGTGCTGGAGGCCCAAATGCTGGAAGTATTTCAACATCAGTTACCATATTAAATCTACGACAGGAAACATCAAAATCCGCATCGTAGCTATTTCCAAAGTAAGCTATGAGTCCATCTCTTGAAAGTCCAAATGAACCCTGACCTCCATTACCCGATGTATTACCAATATCAATAAATGGAACATGCCATACTCTAGGATCTACAACTCCTGTTTCACTAATTTTATACATGGGCATGAAAGGAGTATCCCAGTATACTATATAAAAATCTTTGAAATCCGTTCCGAGAGTTTGAACAAAATCTGGAAGTGGTAACACCGCGCGAGCTAATTCATTTAGAATAGGGGGTTTATTATATATTACTAATTCAGATGGCTCAACGTTTGCATATACTGCTGCCCACTTTCCATTGGTTAAACTTACTCCTAATTCAGAAGCTACAAACCTGGTATCTCCCCTCCGAACTAATCCCGAAACGGGATCCAACCAAATTGCTGGATATTTACTATCACTACAATCATCGAGAATAAGTAAATCCCCTATTCGGGCAGTGCCATTAGGACCAATTTGAATATCAACTTGAATTGCTACTCCAGGTGTGTAAGGAGGATAAGTAGCTACGGTAAAATATACAACCGATCCCGAAATTTGATAAATTTGCACAGCTTGACTAGCAGCATTAGGTCCAGCATAGTCAAGGAAATTGTCTCCAAACATATACAATAATACTGAAGTAGCCATAGGATTAGTGCATGCAAATAATCCTAATAACTGACTTGATGTAAATGTATACCTATACCAAGCATCATAACCCTTGTTATCAATTGTAAAATTAGTTGGGGCAGAAACCGTAATCGCAGTATCAATAGTAATATTAGGTATTGGAATAGCTTCTAATAGTATAGTAGCTGAAAATAAAAAATAACCTGATTTACGGGTTGCTGCTGTTGTATCTACTATCTCATCTATTGCTAAATCGGGTATTGAAGTTTTATACTTGTTATCCCTCGAACCTACATAGCAACCTGTCCGTAAAAATCCTGAGGGTTGATTTGTCCTGCTCCCAAATTCAATTACCAATCGATATACATTACCATCACCTGGTATCGTGCAAGGAGTTAGAGTTTGAGGTGCGCTTAATTTAGTTCCCTTAGCTGGAGGCTCATATCCTGATGGACTTGCCTGATACCATTCTGGACCAGCAGAATCCTCGAATTGATTCAATAACGTAGCAAATACAGTATTAGTAGTTGCATTGGCTACATAAATGTGCAATCTCGATTTAGCATCATGAGCCAATGACCATTCATTTACTGCAATTATGAAATCTACAGTTCCATCTATAGTTTGTGGCAGTAATGGGCGACTTATCCCACGTAGTAGAATAGTTTTTTGGGGTGATGTTCCCGCAGGATTATAATCTTGATACCAAAATCCATTACCAATTCCAAATGAAACGGTATCTAATCTTACATATTGCTCATATTTTGGAATAGTCCAACCTCCCTGAAGCGCAGGCTTATAGAGAGATTCTGAAAGTGAATAATTGGTATAAAATTTAGTAGCCATTAGACTTTTTCAATAAAAATGAAAATTTTATCCCAATCAAGATGGACATTCTTTCTCATTATTTTTGCTAATACTGCCTTCTGTATAAGAGGCGCTGGCATATCTTGATCATCAACAACAGTTTCTTCAGCTATTATCAAGTCAGACTTATCTAAAAATTTAACCGTAATATTAGTAGTCATTAGCTAGCCTCATCCTGCGCTCCGATAATTAATGTATCAGTGTTAATTAGCGCGATGGAAGTTGTTTCAATATCGAACCGCCAGTGCGCCCACCGGATATTCTTGGCGTCGAGACCGTTTGCATAATTCGCATGGAACATCCTCTTGCTCGGCAGGGTAATATAAATCAGCTGATTCAATGAATCGTTCATAATCTGAATCAGGCCGAAGAATGCACGGTCCATCGCCAACCAAGCATCCTGAATCTTCCAAGTTAGTTCAGGCCTTGCATAAGTCCCGTTGAATACCATTAATCCTGAGTAATCAACAATCAGAAGATATTCAATGTTGACTCCACCAGAATCTAGAACAGTGCCGATACCGTGAACGGAAGCTCCGATACCTTGGTCAATTGCAAACGGCTGCCAAGTAGAAGGAACGTCGCCATTATCATTAACGGCATAAGTTCGAGTCTGTTTGAATAAATAGAGGACGTCCCTGAATTCCTGAGCGTTCGTAACGGGATTACCATCCAGAGGAACAATGATAATCCCATCAACTTGATCAATTGCTTCAGGCTCACCCGGCGCGCTGAGGTAACAGATGCTGATATCTTTATGAGTCGTTGAGAGAACCATACGACCCTTGTAGGTAGTAAGAGTAACACCGGCCGGAATCTCTTCAAAATTGTCGATTAAATGCGATGCATCATCTAGAAGGTCAATATCGTAATAACTGATTTGAAGTTCAGTAATATTCATATCATCCAGCGTAGCGTCTGGAATGAAGTAAAGTTGGTAGCCTAAGTCGTCTCCGTTATATCCAATAATAGCCTTTGAGGAAACAAGGTGACGTTTGACAACTGAGGGATCATCAGTAGTCGGAATGTTCATAACGAGAACTGAACGATTTTCGTTAACAAAGGATTGCACCGCCATAACTTCCGGACCGGGTGAAGTTAGATAGCCAGTATCAGTTTCATAGACTACACCGATAACGTGGAGGCCAATATCACAGTATCCTTCGATATCCGTATTTGAGGCTACTATCCCACCAGCCGTTGGATTCGGGAGGCCACCAGAAGCAAAAGGAATAATAAGATCGGCATCAGTAATATCAATAATATCTGAAATTGTAGTATTATCCGGAATGACCTTCGCGAGGAAGAGTTCATAAATCCCTGCCAATCCATCTGCTTGACCTTGAATGTAAAGTTTCGGGTCAATAGCCTTGCTCATGAAGATGTGGCGTTCAGTTGTCCCACCTCCACCAATGGGAATATTCTGAACGGATATCTTCTTATCGCCGGGTGCATAAACTATTGGTCTAAATGAGGGGCCAGTAGCATTGGATTCTCCAGCACCGTCACTGTAAGAGACAGCGACGATGTGAATTCCTGCTTCAATAACTCCATCTAACGTAGAATTGTAAGCAACTAAATGTGGATTGGTTGCATCCTGAACAGGGCTGAATCCTGCTGCTTTCCTTGCTTGTGTTCCGTCACCTTTGTAAACGTAGACGAATTCACCTTCCATCCCGACTTCTCTTGTTTGTCCTTGAGAAGTAACTGATCTCGTGATAGGAGTTATATACGCGCGGCCAGCAATGCTGACCATGCCAAAATCCATCATTCCTGAGATTGACAGGATAGGACCATGCACGAGAGTTTCACTAACCGCGTGGAAGATTTCTCCGGCCTCGGTGAGGATTAGCAGGGACTGCCCTTCCTGCATCGTGTAATTATAGAGTCGGACTACGTTCCCGATACCTCCGAAAGTATCTAATCCGTCACGCGTGCGAAAACCTCCTTGAATATACGAGATATTTTCAGCCTCGGTAAAATGATCTATCGGGCACGAGTCATTGTCACCACGAGCCCACAGCCCATTAAATGCTTCGAGGACAATAGGTTTATGGTCACGTAACATTAATGAATCTCCTTAATTTTTCCTGTTTCTAATAGTATTTCAATTGCTCTTTCTTTAGAAATATTTAATCCCAACATTAAATTTTTAATAATAGTTTCATTAGAAACTCTAGAAGGTCTATCATAAGTTTCTTTATATTTCCTATTAGCCTCAGTATCGCAAATTTTACATCGATTTTGAGGATTATTTAATTGTTCAATTATATGTCCTTTTAAACAAACATCAACACCCTTATCTCGACGTTGCTGATTGTGCCAATTAATAAAGATTTCACGAAAACGTTCTTTTCGTCGCCTTCCCATTAAAGAATATAATGTCATTAACCATTGAATGGCTAAATTACCTTGAATACAAAAACTATAACTCGTTTTATGATTTGTATTTTTTTGAATCCCTATTCTAATTTTAGAATTAGGGGACATTAAATCTCTAGACTTTACAATTACATCTTCATCTGTCATTTTTAATTGAATACGAGCAGAGGTATCGTAAAGGAAACAACCTTCACCCTCCAAGATTCCAGCTAACCAATAAATATCAGATGATTTAATCATAAAAATATTAGGCCCGAACCAATTAGGGAAAGTTCTGAGACAATTCCTGATTGCGATTGATTCGGGCCTAACCTTGTTACTTCTTTGCTTGGCCGAAAAGAGAACTCTTGGGAGGTTCCGGAGGTTTCACGTCAACTTCCGGTAGCTTTTCTTCAGGAAGTTTATATCCCGGAAGTTTAGTTTCCGGTTTAATTTCCATAGTTCCGGCTTTGGGAGGTGAAACGGGAGTTTCCGGCTTCCTCAACCTAGAAGATTCGGCATCAGCAGCAAGTTCAAGGCTAGCTCCAGCAGCCGGGGACCACACAGGAGAAGCAGCCGTGCCAGTATTGATGTAGTAAATTCCAGTCAGGATGTTAACATACTGCTGACCTTTACCACCAAACTTTGCCCCTGTTCCGGTGGGACCGTTAACAGGAACACCTTCACCCGGAATAGTGGGGAAGATTCCAACATTCGTCAGCTGTTTAAGACCAGCCCAGATATTCTTGAAGTAGCGAGGCTTGAATGCCATTTTATTCTCCAGCGTTCCCGCCGACTTTTTCTCGAAATTGAGATAGAGTCAGAGATTAGTATTGAAAGTTCCTAGATTTGTATCCCGCCTGAAATGGTCTCCTTCTACTTCTAATTGACTGCCTTCCCTTCGTATTGATTCCCAAGAAATTATCTCGCGCGCGCAGGGCATCCCCGTCAAGAGAATCTGCCCTAGTTGGATTCTCCCCGATATAGCGCGCTCCGAGTCCAGCAGTTCTATACGCGAGGACGTTTTCACAGTTGATCAATTGAATAACTGAGCCTGCATCGGAAATATCGGCCAGATTACTCCTAATGAAATCCATTCTAATGTCCAGTGGAGTATTAGCTGGAATCATTTTTACAACTTGCCCCTGCCACGCCCAGCAGGGAACCGAAGAAGTAATCTGCGTAAAGTTTTCCCAACCGTGCGGCAGGAATTCATACCTAACAATTGGTGTCCATCGCGCGTTGGAGCCACGTTCACTTTGCCAAAGTTCCTGAATTTCAACTAGTCCGGTCGGTAATCCTGGCCCGGTGATTCCACCGATATTATCGATTCCTCCGTTAAGGGGGAGAACAACTGAGGAATCATTCGTATAGGCAACATTATTCAGTTCCATTTCCTCTCTTAATTCTTGTAGAGCAACATTAAGATAAGGAACTAGATTGACGTCTGTATAAATGTGCCTATTCGTATCGTTCAGCAGGGAGGCCGAACGGGCCATAATATAACCGGCTGTTGTCATTATCTGTTTCCAATATTTTCTTCAGGCTTTTTTTCTGAAACCGGGCCGATAATCGGATTCCTCGATGCGACATTTGAATTGCTAGGAACTGGTGCAACTTCTGCCGAGTTTCCGAGCTTAGCAAAAGCCTGAAGATTGTTGTAAGCCTCGATATCAATAATCTCGTGGCAGTTTGAGCACTTCGGAAATGTCGGCAGACGCATGTAACCGCAGTATGGGCACGCCTTTTTCAGCATGTTGCTCTGATTCGCCATCCACGGCTTGTCTTTCAACTGGAAGTATTCCGCAGCGCGCCGCATATCCGCATGTATCGCGCGTGGATTACCATCCGTTCGTGACCAAAGAACGTCCGCTTCTTCAACTAGCTTCCTATACCAGTTTTCCTGTCGTTCAAGAGCGATACGTTTACGAGGTTCCCACTCCGAATGCTGCTTCAGAGTCTCCCTCGTATAATCCCCCGGCATGAAGAATAGGCCCGGCATTGCATGTTCCGGGGTGTAGCAGTGTAGTCCGATGCAGTAATCATTAACGAATGAGTTAGCCATCTCGATAGAACTGGATGGAATGTCAATACTCTGATTAGCTTCGTAATTATTGTAGGTCCAAAAACTGGTTCCTAGGACTAGAATCGCTGGTTTCTCTACCGTCCCCTCTCGCATTTCGAAAACACCGGGGAATACCGTGTAATTTCGAAACGAGATTTTCTTGGGATAGATAGAAACAATCGTTGTCTTATCCAACGGATTAACCGCTGGGCGAATTCTCTGAAGTTTGCCACTCATTATTCTTTATCCTTAGAATAGCTGCCACTTAAACTTACGCCTGAGCCATAAGCTAGTGCATCAGTGACAGTAGTTTCATTTCCGAATAACATCTCATGTATTCGGTCTAACTCAATCCTATCAATCCTAGCAATTTCCTCATCACTTTGCTTGTATTTCCCGCCAAAATGCTGATTCATTGCCTTGTGCAACGAGTTAATAACGATTAAGCATACTTCCCACTTGGGGGGCAACATCTCTTTCTTCGGTCCCATGAACGTAAAGACGGGTTCATAGTTAATTGCTGTAGTTAAATCGGAAACCGTGGGAACTTGAACGATACTTTCTAGAATGTATTTCCCTCTATTCCACTGTTTATACTTCGGAAATTCCATAATTACCGGATTAGCTAGAAGGATACCCTCTTTGGAATGAGTCGTCTTTCTAAATTCAGTCTCGTTGTCACCCCAAACTACTCGATACGTAGGGCGGTCAAATGTCCGGCCATACGTGTCCAATAGTTTAGTGTTACAGTAATCTTTCTCTGATTCGAATGGTCCCATCTTTTCCTCGAAGAAGAAGGGAAGGGATATCCTCCCAGAATATCCCTTCCCCCTAACTACTCTAGACGTAACCGTCAGGAATAGCCAGATCGTAAATGTATGCGGTAGCAGCAGGATTCGTAACGAATGTCTGCATACCGACACACAGGTAGAACAAGTCAGCAGTGAGAACACCGCCAGATGCCCCACGCACTTCAAAGACGGAGCGGCCGTCCACCTTGTAGTATCCGATGGGCAGAGTTTCTGCACGGCCCCACACGCTATCGACAATGAAGTCAATTCGCGTCTTGTTCCAGTTAAAGTGGTCCATAACTGGAGCGCCGGCCATCTGCATCTTGTCGAAATACATGTTGAGGGACTGTTCAGATGGCTGCTTCCAAATCATACTTACGAGTTGTCCAATTTCCTCGTAAGCCTGTTTCTGACAGGGATGCATCCAAGCAGTCGGGTCGAAACTGTTATCGATGCCAACTCTATTCCCTATCGCGTTGATTGCTAAACGCGGAAGCGGCAGCGACAGCGCGTTGAAGTTCCCGTTAATACCGTTTGAACGAATAGTTGCATTCGTCGCGCGGTTTAACCCATTCCAAACGCCAGTGCTGGCATTCGAGTGCTGATAAGGAACTCCGAGCAATGCAGGGAGGGTCGTGGGAGCAGTAATACCCTGAGTGATAAGAACATCACCCACGATAGTTCCTGCCACCGATGGAATAGTAATCTGGCTCGTTGCCTCATTCCAGTTCGAGATTTCTCCCGAGCCACGATTAACTGCCATCGCTGCATCAAAGACTTGGACGATCTGCTGATCTCGGACCAGACGCGCGCCGAATTCAGGAGTGAGGGTCAAAACATCAAGTCCACCGGCTGTGGTAATAGCACCGATTTTACCAACCTGCCCGGTTCCCGGCTGCTGCGTCTGTGCATCAATCTGACGCTTGATTTCCTTCATCGCCCGAGAAGTAAGATCTCGGACCAATGAGGTAATCGCCTTGGTATCGCTGTTCGTGCCCCATTCTGCCTGCTTCGTGTATTCAAATGCTTCGCGCATCCATACAGAAGTGACAGTGGCCTTGTCGTAAATCGGCCCGCTACCGCGACCCATGTCTCCACCGTTTGGATCGAAGTAACCGAAGTTACCTCCCGGCTGGAGAGTCATCGGCAATCTCATCAAACGATTTGAGATTACCTCGACTGGACGCTTTTGAATCTTGGTGAAAAATTTATCATCATATTCAAAAACGTCAGTCAGCTTCTTGCTGACCTTCTCAAGTTCAAGTCCCAAGACCTGAATAGCTGATACTGCTGCCATAGTTTCCCTACTTTAACAACTCAATGTATGGATCTTTTCCCCTGCCGAATTGCTTCGGCCCAGAGGAAGAACCACTGTTAACAGCTGCTTTATCTTTAGGAGCAGCATTAACCCCTCTTGCTATCGGACCTTTTCTATCAGTATCTTCCTTTTTAACCGTGCCACTACTTTTAAGAGCCTCAGCTCTAACTTTCTTTATTGCAGCAGGGACGTAGGTTGTCGCTTTACTGACATAGGCCCGACGAATATTTCCCAGGGTTTCCTGAGAATAATCTGATTTCCTCGCCTTTTCCCACAGTTTATCAAGAATTCTAATGAACTCTTTATCATTCCCCATATACTGCGCGACTAGCTCATTAGCTTCTCGAATCGCAGTCCTTCTAACATAGGGAGACATTTGCTTCTTCGTGTCGATAAATTGATCAATCTTCTTCCCAATTTGATTCTCGACTCGCTCAGACAATTCCGTCTGGTGAGTATCAAGCCGAGTCTTTTCAAAGTTTTCCCTGTCCGTCTTTAACTTGTTCTCACCGGGATCTTCTCCTCGCGCGAATGGCGTAGGAGGTTCATATTTCTCGGTCCCGAAAGAAAACTCGTTAAGAATCTTAGCGGCTGTGACAAGATCATCGTTCTTCGATTCCTGCCCGGCCTTCGCCATTGCAACTACCATTGATTTAACATTGGTGCTGATGACGTGGTAGAATGCCGATTCATCAACTGCCTTCAAGTTTCCAAGATAATTGTCAACAACTTTGGCGAAGTTATTAGAATCCTTCTCCCTCAAAGCACTGAGGAATCCGAGGGAACTTCCCTTGCTTAAATCTTCCTCGATTTCCGTATATCGCTCAATCGCAGTTTGAGCCTCCAGCGCGTCGTTCAGTGTTGGGAATACTTCCTTATATTTACTAACCGAATTCAGGGCGCGCTCGATCTGCGGAAACTTTTTCAGAGCCTCAGGGAATTCCTTCTCAAATTTCTTTTTGTTGAACGGACTGAGAATATCGACTAGATCCTCGTCCTCTACGTCTGCGTCCTCCTCAGAATCTGAATCCTCCGAATCTTCCTCTTTTTCTTCTTGTTCGGATTCTTCGCCGTCGTCGTCAACATCGCCATCGTCGGTCTCGGCGTTTTCGGGAATATCACTTCCATCGTCTTTATCCAAGTCTGATAAAGCAGCGTCTAGTGCTTCATCCATACTGGCTGGTGCAGAATCATCGGGAGAAAAGAATTTACGGTCAAGTGGTCGATTCATGCATCTTATCCTTTGATGGCGCGGCCATCTTATCATTGGCAGGTTTGCCAGCGTTTCCGCCGGAATTCTTGGGACCAGCCAATTCTTGCTGTTGCATCATTTGCATCTGTTGTTGCATCTGTAATTGCTGAATTCTATCCAGATGCGCCTTCATATGCAATAGAACGTTCTTATACCCGTCAGGATTCTCAATCTTGGCCGTTCTTCCTACTTCACCGGTTAACCAGTTACGACAGATGTGAACATGAATTTCATCGTTATCAACATCTGGCTCGATTGGAACTGATGGTTCCTCAAATTCTTCCATCGCTGGCATACCGATTGGCATACCAGTTTCGTCCATTTCTTCAGCAGGCATTCCGGACATAGGGTCCATCATCGGGCGCATATTTGGAATAGGAGTTGAATTAACTAGATCAACTATTTCTTCCAACTGAACCTGACGATCGTTTGCCCCTGGAAGGCTTAAGTTTTCCAAGCCAACAGCTTCAGCGATGAACGGTAAATTCTGCGGGTCGATTAACGCGCTAGTAATCTCAGGATTAGCAGCCTGAAGGAATTGCATAAGCGTATCCTTCTTCTGCATTGGGCTAATCGGTAGATTCTCCGCCGCCTCTAGCTCGATATCCCCAATCTTTCCTTGCAATTCCGACTTTCTAATGAATGCATTGATGAAAGAACCGTTAACATCTCTCTCAACGAACTTCTCATCGCCAGTTGATTCTTTAATATAGAGGGGGATTACCTTCGAATTCATTTCCTTCCACCAAATGCACATCATCTTCCAAGTATTCTGCAACCTTTGCTGTGCTTGATTCTTGGAAGTAATGTATTGACTCGCAGTCTTGGAAGAATTGGGCTGAGCACCGCCAAAAAGGGAAGGGAGGGCACCGGAAGCTAGCTGGCCGAGTTGTTGAATCTCTTGTCCGAAGGGTAAAACTTCTTGAGAAAGTTGTGCCGTCTTAACTTCGTGAAATCCGTCTGCTACTCTCTGCCCCGTCTTAGCCTTAGCGGGGTAGACTCCACCAACGAGGACTTCAGTTTGATTATACTGGTCGAAGTTTAATACTGCGGGGTCTGCAAACGTCTGAGGAATTCCATGCTCGATAGTCTGAAGCGTTAGGCTGATTATCTCGTTCGTAATATCTTGAACTGAAGTGAGAGACTGAGCAAGAGGCTGAGTATGAATAAAGTCAGCTAATGGATTCTTCGTCGAAGTCCAATGATCATCTAGACTTTCGTTAAACGCTTCAACAATCTCGTTGTTAATCCTAATGACTTTACATCCATCAGGGAATCTCCTTTTCAGTTCAGCAACGTCTTTTTCTTCTGAAATGTAGTGATAGGCACTAGGTCGAAGCCACAAGTTTCTAACTGTAATTGTGTTAGTTGGATACTCGCCAAGATATTGTGTAGATACACGTCCCTGTCTTTCGTAGGGATCATAAACTCCATCCTCACTTGGTCCAATCCGTTTAAGAAATTCAGCATCCTTATCTTTAAGATGCTGGTATCGCTCTCTGATGTTAACATAATTAGTCTCGTAGGAATACTCTAAGTATGGCGAATCAGCGAGCGTGCAGATGTAAGAGGGAACCTTGACAAAGAGGCCGCCGTAGACTTCTATGCAAACGCGCGACTTAGCTTTTGTTTTCATCCCGATTAAACGGGGGACGATTAATGTTGAAGTCTGTAGTTCCGGGTCCAGCATTGCTGCACAGTTCGGGCAAACTATCTCACCCTCATAAATTAATGCATGAAGGGCTGCATCTGCCGAATCCGGGTCGAACTCATCTATTTCACGACCGATAAACTGTTCATCGACGTTCCCACCGCATTCCGGGCAAACTCTTGCCTCAACATTCTCATCTTTGTATTCCGGTTCCTCATACGTTCCATACTTCTCATCCTCTTTTGCATACGTGTATCCGAAGATTGTTCCCTCGGTGCAAAGAATGTAGAGAGCGTGGAGCCACAAAAGATCGGCATTGTTATGCTTCCGGCACAGGGCTGAGATTTTATCCCCTGCCTTAGCCGTTGCCATATCTGCCGGGTTATCCGCATCGTCCGGTGAGCATTTAATCGTTGGAATTGTAACTGAAAGGGCTGCGATAATTGATTCGAGATAAGCTTTTAGGACGTTAACTCTCTTATCATAGTATGCTGCATCACCGTATTCTGAATCCCCTGCCTGTTGTCCGAGAACTTGCCAGTTTGAAGCAACGCCTGACCACCAGATGTTATTGAGTCCATCCCAATAATACTTGAACATCTTCCATTGTCTAATCTGCCTCTCTCGGACATACGTATCCTCAACACGGATGTAGTCCGAGATAGTCTTTAGACTGGTTTTTATCTCGTCTGGTAGAATAGGATTATTTGGCATTGCCTGAGCTTGGGCCTACCTGAAACGGCGACTTCGTTTTCGGAAACTGAATCGGCTTCTTCTTACGGCCTAAATTAAAAACAGGAGTTTGTGATGTTTTCCATTCTTGGGCTAAATCAATCCAATCAGAACGTCTTGATCCCTCCCCAATTGGAACATCCATTGGATTTGTTTTAAGAATTCCCGGCTCAAAAGTAGCTTCATTATAAACATCTAATGGAAGGAGATTATAAGGCCGTTTAACATATCCATAATCTGGACTTAATTGTTTATTTGTTAATTTCTTGACTATAAGAGGATTGTATTTATCCCGCCACTTCTCAAACTTAGGAGCTTGATTCGCCGCAGCATTCCTCGCATCTACCTCGAAGGGATTCTGGTCATATCCCATCCGGTCTTGTTCATATTTATAGCTGTCTAAAAATGTTTCACTGGGTTCGCGCCGTTGAACAGTATGCCAATTTTCATGGAAGGCAGTTTCAGGGGTAATCTTTTCCCCTTCGGGTAAATCATTATTTAATCTAATCTCTGAAAGTCTACGTCCACCACGTCTTGATACTACATTAGTTCCTTTGGTGGGTCTACCACGTTCAGATATCTTATCAGCAAAGTCCTCTGCCGGGCCAATCTTAGTATTATGACTAAAAACTCTGGGATACCGTTCCAGCATATAAGTTGCCCAATCAGGAAACCATTCAGGCATCTTACTTAAATCGATTCCTTCTAGCATTGCTCTCGAAGCTTCTCTTAGCTTCGGAAGATTCTTCCCGCCTCCGACTGCTACTCCCCCTGCTGCCACCATCGGACCGAGAAGTTCGAATAAGCCGTTTCCTGTTAGCGCGCCAGCTATGCCAGATTTACTTTGAAGATACTTTTCCCCTTCCTCTCTTGGAGTGAAGGGTCCAACATTGAGGAATCCCCCGGCAAATTCTGAAGCTGGATTGAGGGCGTAACGATCAAGAAGATCGATTAACTTTCTTTTGAAAGGACTGAGATTCTTTCTCTGCTCTTCTCGAATCTGTTCGTCAGATTTTGCCTTCGGACCAGCTTTTGGCTGAGAAGAAGGGCCGACGAAGAAGGGAGATTTCTGAGCAGGCACCTTAATCCTCGGAAGAATTAGTCCGCCTTAGCAAACTGACTCTTTTTCCCTTTAGGAGTTTCAAGCAAGAATTTCTTGGCAACCTCTGGGGAGGGTCCAATCTTATGAAGGTTTCCCTTCTTACCCTTCTTAGCTGCCTGCATTAGCTTGAATTGTTCCTTAGATTTAATTGGCATCAGCGTCTCTTTTTCTTTTCGGATTTTAGCTCAATATCTCCCCCACGCTTACCTTGGGGATCAATCTTTTCTAACTCATTCCGTTCTCTTTGCCTATCTTCAGGGGTGTCATAATTAGGACCCCAAACACTCATCTTGCGACCATATACCGAAGGTGTGTTTAAATTCTTATCGAGCTTATCTTTACCATAATATCTATTTTTAATAGAGGTAATCTCAGTAGATTTCTTTTCAGTAGGACCAGCGTTAAAGAGCGGCTTCTTCTTTTCCGGCATCGTCCACTCCTTGATTAATTCCTACTTGTTTCTCAAGATTCTCTATAGAATTCTTTGCCCGGATTATTTCTTCCATCTTGATCCTGTCCTTTTTCTCAAGTTCTTGTCGGACGACGGACCAAGGTTTGTAACTTCTAAGAGGTTGCTGCTGAACTTCCTCAACCTGCGCGCTCGGGACGGGCCGATTAATTTCCAGGAGTTGATTAAGTATTCGGCTTTTCTCAGCGCGCTCTTGCTCAATCATTAATCGCAAATGATTACATTCTCGACATTCGGGATTTTCCCAATCGAGTCTGAAAAGTTTAAAAAGAAATTGCCACATCATCATCCTACTCTCCGACGATGATATCTCGAAACTCCGAAGGGTCTCACATCACTTTCAATCTTCTTCATCTGCATATAGAAAGTTGTCATATCCTGATGTTTCTGAAAGTTTTGAATTACTGCTTCTCGCTTATCGATAATGTCTAGAGTAACTGTTGCATTCTCGAAGTATTGATCTGCTGCGTCCACTAGATAACGGACGGTATCATACGGATCATCATCTTCGAATTCTGCAACGTCCTCAGCTTGAATCCCGTCCTTAGGCTTAGCGTAGACGCAGGATTTAATTGCTGTGACTAGTAATACGCATTCTTTAAATATTTGAAGTTTTGGAAGATTACTCTCTTTCTCCTCTTCTTCGAATAGCGAGAGATAAGCCTTGTATTCTGATTCGCCTTTATTCCTTAAGATCCATTGAGAATACGGCTCATCGAATTCGACTCGATCCTTCTCAGGAATAACCTTTTGATTGAATCTAAGGTATTCATGAAGTAGTTGTTTCCCCGCAATCCGACTTCCTGCCGAGTGATTAGCCGTATCAACCTGACACTCAAGGGCATCGATAATCTGTTGATGAATCGTATGCTCCTGTCCCCTATCCTGCGCGACCGACTTACAGAAAACTATTCTTTGGGGCTTCTCTTTCTCGACGTAATACTTAACTTCGGGTGCCCACTCCTCAATCTTCGTCCTCCTCCAAGCTAGTTCCCTGTAAACGTAAACTCGCTTGGTTGGGGAGATAGCTGCGAATAACACGTAGGTCATCGCTGCGAATCCCCAGTCACCTATGATGAGGCGGGGCCACCAATCAGGAATGGTGAACGGTTCGATTACGTGCAGTGCATTCTCTGGCTCATCCGGGTATCTTCTATCCCTGAATTCTTCGAATACTTGGCCTAGATAGGCGTCGAAACTCCCGTATAGCTTCGCATTCTTTTCAGCCTCAGGTAATGCCGAAAGGGAATTCTTGTATTCCGGGTCGATATGAGGATTATCTGCCTGTGTTGCGTGGATGAAGATTCTCTTTATTCCTCCTTTACCGATAATAATCTTACTTCCTCTTGGCGCGGGATCGATAAACCGTTTCTTTACCCAGCCATGTCCGATATTTCCTGGCATCCCGGCTGCCCTAACGATGGCAGGAAGGGATTTATCTGAGGTTCTAACACGTTGAAAGGCTAGGTATTCATAGATCCATCGAGTGAAGGAAGTCAGCTCGTCTGGGGAGAAGAGATTAATTTCCATCGAGTCATACTTGTGAACGTCATCCTCATGTTCACAATGACCAAGATAGATTATCGCCCCCTGATTTCCTAATCCTGTTCCACCTGCCTGATCTGGCCTAGGGAATGTCCAAGCCATATCGGATTTATTGAATGAAGCTCCAAATCTTCGATAAATCTCTCTTGAGCGCGGGACAATTTCATTCCTAAGCTCCGGAAATGTTCGACGCATAAACACTTGCTTGAATCTCGGGTGTTCATGCCATTTCCAAACAAGTGGATAATACAGAAGAACGTCTGATTTTCCACTTCCCGCGCCCCCTCCATAGAATGCCTCCTTGATAGTTAAGGGTAGGGCTAAGAACGGCTCTTGCTTAACATTAGGACGCCAGCCTGCATCCTTCTCAAGAAGCTCCGCTTCCTTCGCCATTTTATTTAAGGCTGTCGAATTCTCAGTTACGAGATAACAACAGTCTTAGCAGCAACAGTGGTAACGATGCCGGTAACACCTGAGAGGGAGAACTGGAGAGGATTGGGGTTGCCAAGAATATAGAGTTGGACAATCCCTTCTACATAGTTGTAATCAATCTCGTAGACGTTGGGGATTACTCCGGCGGTAATCGTTAGGCCGGGTCCAGAGGGGGCGGTGATCGTAACGGTAACTACTTTAGTTAGGTCCATTTTTCTATCCTTTTCAGCGAGAATCTGTCAGCGAAAATTACTTGCAGAGCACGATTGTGTTAGCCCCGGCAGAACGAAGGAATGCTCCGCCACCCATACTTCCAGAAGTAAACGCGGTCCAAGTTGTTTGATCAAGCGAAGTTTCTGCCGCACCGGATGTAGTTACTAGGCAGAGTTGGGTTGGCAGAGCGTATATTGCATTCTGCTTCAGAGTTACCGCTTTCCCCACCGGAAGTAACCATGCGAAGGATGCCATAACTTATCTCCCGTTGAAGTGTGCCAGGGCCGTTGATTGATTCAACGCGCGATCGTAAATTGCTATATCTTGTAGGTCGCCTACTAGATACTTGGAGGCTTCAGAGTCGAAGCCGATGTTGCCATTTCTGGGCGGGGTAACTGAAGAAGTGCGTAGGGCGGAGCCGGAACCTGCGATAACTCCGTCAATAATTGCAGTCAACGTTGTATCAGTAAAGGAGAGGACTAGGTGATGCCACTGGCCGCCACCAACTGTTGTAGTGGCTTTAAAAAGATTGGGAGTCTGATGTTGGGAGAAGGAGCCGGGAAAGTTGGTATCAGTTGTTGCACCGATGAGGACTGACTTTACGGTGCCGGTGGAATCACCGTTCCGATTAGAGAAGATGGGGAAGTATTGCTCAGTCGTCAGAGAATGTTTAATCCAACACTCGAACGCGCCGAATAAGGGAATGTCTATAACGGGTAAAGAAATCTTACCTAGGCCGGAGAAGAACATTGCCTTGCTACCGTTAACTCCTACACGGTCTAAGAGGACTCCACTAGTAATGGTCCCGTCCCGTATTCCTACTCTATCTTTGGCTGTGCTTCCCGTTACTTCATCAAGGGGCCAGTATGCTATTGGCCCTTCACTAATGATTAGGGACTGGTATGCAGAGACTCCTCCTCCAGCTAGGGATTTAGCGAGGAGAATCTTTTTCTTCTTCAGTAACATTGCTTAATCTTTTCTAGCGAGCATCAGCGAGCTAGTCCGTCTCTTTATCCCTAACGTCGATAACTTGGAAGGATTCTTCCGAACGGGAACGGGGCGCATAAATATGGAAGGTTGGCCCGCTCGCGCGTTCTTGGCCTTCGAAATCCTGCGTTACCTTTTCTAAAATTCCAGCCATTGACTTAGCTGCGTTAGGCAAGTCTTTTTGATCAAGTAGAGAAGGATCGAATAAGTCTAAACTTGTCATCAACTTAGCAGTAGCCCGGTCTGCTATCCGATACTTTGCATGATTAATGACTTCCCTAATCTTCTCGTTCTCTTTCCTTTGCGCCCGGTTCGTCCTATCGTTCCCATTCTTATTAATCGAGACTTCTGCCTGACTCGTCCCGTGAATTCTAGCTAGCTGAGTTTGGGGGACTCCCATTACAGCTGACTGAACTGCTATCAGTTCCTTCGTCAGAGAGTCAACTTTCTTATCCCCCGGCCTTCCCAGCTTGGGAGGGACAACTATTTCAGCCTCTCGTATTTCGGGCGCGTCCTCGCGCACGGGGCGACGGATAAGAGGAACTTCGATAACGTCGTCATCATCAAGTAATAGTTTCATAAGCCTATTCTACCACAATTAGATAGCTTTTCCCCAAACATCCGTCGCATTCCATTCCAGAGCATTCGACCATTGTTCAGCCATCGCATTAGCGATCCCATGAAAAGTTTTTGATCTCACCATCGCGCGCTTGGGACCGAATACTCCGTCACACCAGTTGTAGGACTGACCTTTTTTAGCCCCCGACTTGAAGATTCCTCGCGGGGCTGGTCTAGGATTAGTCTCATACTTGAGCAGTGGGAGATTACGGAGCCATAGGCAGGTTTGTTTCATCACGTTTTCCCCACTTCCCGGCTTAGCGAAGTAAAAGGGGTGAACTATCTGGTGATGTGGAACAAACTTGTTAATGAATCCTACCGGATTCTCCATGCAAATGTGGCGAAACTGGGTGGAATAGTAAAGTTTCTTGAAGAATTCTATCGCTTCCTCCGTCTTTTTATCCCTAGCGCGCGTCCTGTGGCCTGATCCGGCAACGCTGAGATAAGTGCAAGGAGGATGTGCGATGAATAAATCGAATTTAATTGGAGGATTTTTAATAACTTTTAGAATATCATCTTGAATATGAAACTCTGAGGGAATAACTGAGGGAAGTAAATCACACGAGTAGACAGTATGACCCCTTGATTTAAAGGCTTCCCGAATTATTCCAGAATGCTCACACCCTACAAGAACATTCATCAGATTTTGTTAGTTGAGTCTCGGGCACTCAGGGTAGTATTTTCCCGATATTTGCATTATAGACGAACAGCGGAGGGAAGTCAAGGATTAAGTTGGTGGGTATTTTTGCCTTACTTGGGGGTGGAGCAGGGTGGAGGGGGGTGGACCGGTATGGATGGGGGAGGTTGACCGAGCCATTGCAATTGTGCTACAATGAACGAGAAAGGACCGAAACGAGTCTCAGGCCGTGCTCGAAAAGGAACCATTGCAATGGGAGAATAATACCCGACAAGGAAGCAAAAAAATGTCTAAATTGATAACACCGGAAACGAAGAAGTGCGAAGGATGCGGTAAAGAGTTCACGACGAACAATTCGTTAAAGAAGTATCATAGCAGTAGATGCCAGGTTAACAGCTGGATGAAAAGGAATCCTCGGATTAAGGAGAAAGATTTTGAACGTGCCTTTTCCGAGGAGGAGAAATAAAACTCCGAGCGTAGCGAGGAGATGGGACCCAACTTTATCCGCGAGTGTAACGAGCGGGGACCCAAATAAAAAGGGGACCCAGAAAAAATGAACCCGACGAGTGAGGAGGAGCCAGCAAAAATCGTGCCAACATGGGACCCAAAATGATCGCTGGTAGGGGTGCTGTAAGTTGTTGATTCTAAAGGACTTAGCCTGGCTTATACAATTGTTGTGCCAACGCGCGTTCACCCTATGTTCGTTTCAAACACCTGTTTGAATTAGTTGGCATGGTTTATGATTTCAAACGCCTGTTTTAATTGGGTGATTTGGCGCGCGCCTTGCATTAGCATAATTCGTGCCAAGCTAACATCTTGCCCTGAGTGTATTAGACTCACGGCTAAGTTGTTGAAAACAAAGGACTTAAAGCCAGGCTAATATGTTGGCCGATCGAGACAAGAAATTGACCTGAGTGCCGGACCATCCACTCTATATAGTGTTGAGCGTAGTTGACTCATACCATATGTAGTGGTGCAGCCTGGCATTTGTTGGCACAGCCCATGCTTTCTATCAGGTTGGCTGACGGTTCGCCACTAAGACTAGGAGGGACGTGTGTTTATTCGACGACGGGCAGGTAAAATCGCAAGGCTCAACAAAGAATGCAAGGCGTATGCCAGCGCCGTGCGTGCGGCCGGTATGCAATACGACGGCCACAATGGCACGGAGGCATTTATTTGTTGGGGTAAGCTAAAAAATACTGGCCCGCTACTTGCACTCGACATCGTTCACGACACTCACATTCGGGAAACGGAATCTGCCGTTTTGCCGATTTTCACCAACAATTCTGAGGTTTCCAATGATTGAAAATATTGCTCGCTGGCTGACGTCCCTCGCTGAGAACACCGCCGACAAAGACGGCAAAACGGGCAGGCTGCGGATTTACGCAGACCGTAACCGTGTCCCGCGTGGAGCGCAGAATATCGCTCTCGATAGGATTATCGAGCACCTGCAGAACTTTGGCGTAGAAGTTTCTGACGTGCGCGAAGCTATCGCGTCGTTGTTTCCTGCACCGGGTGTCGGCGGCCGTGTTCACGTTGTTGTCACAACGCCTTACCGCGTTGAGCGTGATTTTCGCGCAAAGACAATTCAGGACAACAACAATCAGTTTCATCAGGCAGGGTTCTATTCAAAGTTCTGCCCTGCTCTGGATACCATCCTGCCCGATTTCGAATATCCCGAAACGGTGCAGTAATCCCTCCCTGTCCCTCCTAGTCGCCCCCTCCCTTAATTGGGAGGGGGCATTTTTTTTTGTCCCTGTTTTTGAGAACCGAATTCAGGTAAAAACCTGGCCTTTCTCAATTTCGTTTTTTCTTTTTTCGAACCGGAACTTTAACCGGGAGGAAGTATGTGGTTCAATGTTCTGCTCATGACGTGGATGTGTGGTGCGTGTGACAAGCCCATCGACAAGTCGTTCCCCAAACCGTGTTCCTGCAAAGAGGAATAACCGGAGGAAGTAATGCAACAGACGTGGTATTTCCCGTCGCTCGGTCTCACAACTTCTAACAAGGAAGTTGTTGAGCAGACGATTAACAATCTGCTCGCTCAGGGCTACTCGGTCGCAAGATTTACCGACCGCAACAACGTAACGACCGTTACTTGGGAAAGGAGATAAATTCGTGGCTTGCACCATCATCAGAACACAGAGCAATGGATTCTCTTGGAGGGAATGCATAACGTGTGGTGCATTCATTTGCAGTGATTGCGGTATTCACTGCTATTCCATCACGCACGATAGCAAAACTACTGCTATCTGCCCATACTGCGAAGAAGAAAGGAAGAAAAACTCGTGAGATACGTTTACATCGTTTTCTTGGAGAAGAATCCCGTCTTTGCTTTCGACACTGCTGACGAAGCAACAGATTACATCTGGAATTGCAACAGAGTCGCGCGTGAACGTGGGGAACCACCTTACAACTACGACCAACTTTACTGGCGCTCCATCGACTTCATTAACGACGTGAAGAAGGAAAAGAAATGAAACTCGTTTTCTCTCTCCTTCTCCTTACTGCCTTGCTCTATCTCAGTCTCTCCGTCTACTTTAACCAAAAGGTAGAAAGGATAGTCCCCTGCACAACGGACTCGGACTGCCACGAAAAGAATCCGGGCGTTTGCAAAGATTCTGAGCCTTACTGTCTCTAGGAGGAATAATGACCGTTAAAGAACTGAAAGAAATTCTGGACGCGTGTAACGATGATGCTCCTATCATCACTCACACGTTTAACTCTGATAGGATGCTGAGACCGTTTCAGGTCTATCAGGAATTCAACTGGACAAACGACAACAAAAATGTCGTTGTCATTGATATCGACGGAACTTTCAATTCCAAAGGTTAGGAAAGGAAAACTCGTGCCCAGAACAATTCTTCTAACTTTCACTGTAATGGCCGAAGTCGAGAACGACGAAGCCATTACAGTCGGTGAAGCCATTGTGGAAATCACAGGGGCTATCTTCAACGACTGTTCTGAGATTAACGTTCTTCAGATCACTCAGAACAAAATCGAAATTCTTCCGGAGAATTAATCTTGCGTTAGTTCCTTGTCGAAAGGGAAGGAACTAAGCGGAGGATTAACTTGACAGGAAAGATTAAGAACTTCTGGCAACACCGTTGTTTCTTCTCGTGGGAATACGGAACTGCTTACATCGGAAAACTCACATTCTATTTCGGTTCCCGTTATTCGGATTACGAACTGGGCCGAATAGAAAAGGTTTGGGGTATCCATTGGTATCCCATTTTCATCGGAATTGAACATTACGAGGAGATTGAGGAATGAAACGACTCTATTTAATTCGGGGATTACCCGGTTCAGGAAAGTCAACCCTTGCTGCTGAACTTTCCACAATCGTATTTGAGGCTGACCAGTTCTTCTACAAGGAGGGAACTGGTTACGAATACGACAAGAGTTTAATTGGTGATGCTCACGCATATTGCAAGAAGAATGTGCAACATGCGATGAACTATGGAATGAGCAAAATCGCAGTTGCTAACACCTTCGTCAAACGTTGGGAACTCGAACCGTATTACCAGCTTGCTATTCAATACGGTTACAGGATTACCGAAATCACAATGACGGGACAACTCTTCGACAACATTCACGATGTTCCTGGCGAAGTTATCGATCGAATGCAGGAATCTTGGGAGAAATAAATGATTGATCAACTTTTCAGCCCTGAAAACATTCGCTTCGTCCTCATGTTGGGAGGACTCGTCTTTGTCTTTGGAATGACCTTGTTCTTCTGGTCAGAATACGTTGGAAGGAAATAGGATGGGAGAATACTGCTCGGAATGCGAAGAGAAACTAGTTAACATCGAATACTTCCATTCCAGTTACGAGACATTCGTCTGCACCAATAAGAAGTGTCCAGTGGTTGGAAAGGTCCAACTTCACAGGAAGAAGGATACATTTGAGATTAAACCCTCCAACGTGAAGTTTACCGATTTCGTCCGTGATTGGACTATGAAGAAAGATGAGGATTAAATGTTTGAATTCAAGTCACATTGCCCACGTTTCTATTGCAAGGATGGAACTCATCTTTCCGTCCAAGCAAGTAAAACTCATTATTCAACGCCTAGAGATAATGAGGGACCGTATACTCATGTTGAAGTGGGATTTCCCACAGCGGAGCCTCCTGAATCCTGGCTGGAATATTCCGACACCGGAGAAATAGACTCAAGTATTTTCGGTTGGGTTCCCCTTGAAGTCGTGAACGAATTCATTGAACTGCACGGAGGTGTAGACTTCCTGAAAACTTTCGAAGAGATTCAGAAAAGACTCGTAGAAAATATCAGAAGGATTCCAGAAGATGCCTAAGTTCATAGTGATTGTTGATTGCATCGTTGCAGCATCGGATGAAGATGATGCGATGCAGGAAGTTCTCCGTCTTCTGAATACAAATCTGCCAGGGGTTAAATGGCGCGCTCAACAGGCAGTTCATTTCCCTTCTTCAGTCCGACACTCTCGTTACGATTGCTCACACTGCAAGGGATCAGGAAATGAACCTGAAGCGGGATTCTCTGATTCTCCCTGTCAAGTTTGTCAGGGAACCGGGAAGAAACCGAAACGTGTTCTGACAAGAGTAAGGAAATAGAAGAATGCCAGCTAAAGGAACAGGCACAGAACTGAAAACTGTAAAAAGCGTAGGATTACGACTTCCCACTTACCAGCTACTTGCTAGGATAGTAAACTACTTTAACAACAAGAACATCGTAACTCCTGAGGGATTACCTGTTAGAGTTGGATTAGGGGATATTGCAGAACTAGCAATTAAGGAACTTGCTGAGAAGCACAAAGTTAAGTAAACCTTGCATACATTATTCTGTCCTCTAACTTTATCGGACGAGGAAACAATAGCGTCCACGAAAGAGGACAGAATAATCAATGGAGGGTTTAACTCAGTCGGCACGTCAAAACGGAAAAATCGAACCCTCTTAGTCGGATTCTACTTGACAGGATGAACCGGTCATGATAGAATCTTTTCAGTGGGGCAATGACGCCCCTTTACAAAGCCGGACACCCCGGCATCTTAGAAGGACACAGAACAATGAACGAAGCAATCGAAATCCCCACCACCGTCGAAACGTCCACCCCGGAAGCCACGCCTGTTGGCACGCTCGTAGTGGGCAAAATCGGCATCCTGAATGTTAAGGATGAAAACGGTAATCCTCTCTACGAGGGTCGGGATATTCCTTACGAGTGGTATAAGATTTCCAACTTCGCAGAACTCTTTGCTGCTGAAGGGCATCCGTTGTCGGATGACCAGATTAACTTCCTCGGAGAAGTTTTTCCGGGCGAGGCAGCGGGAAAGGTTATCGCTTCTCTTATCGAACTCTACAACGATAAGAAGGAGACTCTCGCTTATTCCGCTAAGTCCCAGTCCATCCGTAATCAGTATAAGCCTGTTACTGAGGAAGATAAGACCAAGGCATTCGAGCGGGCTGTTAAGGATCTCGTTAAGTCAACCGGGATGGATGAAGTTTCCGTCCGAGCGTTGCTTGCTGGCGCTAAGAAGTAAGCTCGTTACACTCGCTTAACTCGGACTTCATCGAGTAAGCAAGGGATAAGAGAAGGGTCTAGTTGGGATTAAACCTCCCAATTAGGCCTTTCTTGCGTTATATTGTTAGTCCAATCTGAAATCAGCCCATCAGGAAGGAACCGTATCGGTATCGGGTAGGAACCCGGTCGGAATCAGATTGGAGTAAGAATATAGCGGATTTCAGGGAATTTGCTAGGAATTTCGCAGATTTCACAAGGGGGGTATCCCTCCCCTATGCTTCGACCCCCACACTCTGCCCCCCTCCTGTCACCTCCAGAGGACACCCTGTGTGGGGTTGTTTGTATCTCTTTATATATAATATATATATATAAGAATATATAACAAACCCACCAACAAATAGTGTCACCCAGAGAGGACACCACCCCAAGAGGGGGGTTGACAGGGTGTGGGGTTCATGGTATACTGAGGGGGAGGGGGGTATCATGAGTGATGCGGCGAATCGCTTCAAAGTGTTGACAGAGCAGGGGTTAGGGTTCCCGACCGATGACCTACCAGATTCAATCCTGCTCCCATTTCAATTGCCCCTTAATGGCAAAACGGATCCTATATCACCGGCCAAACCCTTAGAGAGCTTCAATTATCCCGAGTTCTTTTCCCAACTTCAGGAACTAATTAAACAGGCTGAACCCAGGTATCGGGAATTTATTGCAACTAACGCATGGAGATGTGATTTCTACCAGCTTCATGTTAACAGACGTTGTAATACAATCAACGGACATTTACAGAACAGAACTCCATTTGAAACTCGTAAAACCTGCTCACGTTGTAAGAACCATCGAAAGAATAAGAAAACGTTGATGCAGGAACTTCACGAAGTCGATTACTTTGGACTTAATCCGAAGGAGGAAGAAAAGCCAGTGCCAGTTGAGGAAAATGATGATTATTAAAGGTGAAGTTACCCAAGAAGATATTAAGCACGGCTTCGTAAGAAGTTCAAGCAATTGTCCAATCGCGCGCTCGTTGGGCCGAATTCTTCCTGACGATGTAAGAATTTCGGTGGGAAAACGAACGATTACCATAGATAGGAAGGTGGAATATCTTATATCGAAGTTCCGCAT